CTAAGATTCAAGACATAAATGTTAGTATAATAGATAAATATGATGAATTTTGTGATGATAAAATGATACTACATATGGTACATAAAATTCAAAGAGGAGGTTCTAGAGAAATTTATGTTATGAATTATCAGACTAAGATAAAACAACAAATAATGGAAGGTTTTTTCAAAAAGTTATGTAGCTTCTTACCAAATGAAATGATAAATATACCTTCAAATGAAAGAGTGACATGGATAGGAAATAGAGTGCATGAAAATTTGGGTCCTACTTTTAAGAATTGGGTATCATGTTTATGATTGCAGAAGATGGGCACCTCATAGTAGTGTACAGAAATATTATTATTTTATATCTGGTATGTTTCATATATTACCAAACGATTTTGTTAAAATGTTTTTAGTATTCTGGAATCAGTACCTTGAAAAAATATTTGTTATAAGAAAAGAATTATATGAAAAAGTTAAAAATGATATGAATTTCGATGATTTTCTAAAAGGGTTTGAATTAGAGGAAGGGTCTGCATTCATAACAATGTTCCATTCATTTATGATGGGTATATTCAATTATTTATCATCTCTCATGCATGCGGCTAGTCAACTCTTCATGAGGAAAATAATGCATGATCTTAATGATAAAAAAATAGTAATAGGTAAACAAGAGTCTATAGTTGAAACTATACAAACTGACAAAAATAATAATGTTTCAACTATTTCAGAAAAAACATTGAAAGATGTTGTATTTCATGCAGACATGGTTTTAATAGCCCACAGCGATGACAGTGCAGGAAAAAGCTTTAATAATAATATTTTATGTCTTAAAAATTGTGTAGACATTCATGAGATAACCTTAAAATTAGGGAATCATTTAATATCAAAAAAGAAAAGTTGTGTTTCACAAGTATATTTTGAAATTGTTTCAGTTCTATATCTTAGTGGAGTTTTTGTTCCATTAATACCTAAATTTTGTGGGTCACTATCATTGCAACCAACTGATAATGGTTTGGTGGATGACACTTTAGTGGTTATAGGAAAATGCATAGAAATGTGTTCAATAGGAGCAAATTTTGCCCAAGCTTACATTACTACTAAAATTAACAATTCTATAATAAGATATTTTTATGATTTGCCTGTAGAAGAAATTGATTATTATTTACCAACATATTGTTTCGGTATACCTGATTCTCACCCACTAATGTATCTATTAGCAGGTTCTGAATTCGGTGATATACAAACTAATATTTTTAATCATGAGTTATGGTGTTTTTGCAATAATTTTTTGT